CTAATACGCTCAGGATTAGCATAACGCAATTCATCCTGATAGTCGGGTAACTTGAACTTTTCTGTAACGTCCTCTAGGTCTTGTCTAATGATGTCTTGGATATCGTCGACTTGACCTAATGGCTTGTGCAGACTTGCACGAATTTCATTTAGCGTTACCTGCAACTGCCCAAGTCTATAAACATAGTCTTCACTGTACTTGTTTTTAATAAGTTCAATGCTTTCGTTGATTTGATCAAGTTCACGCTCAATGCCCTCAGTGGGAACCAGGTCCTTGAGGGATTGTTGCAACTCAACTATGTCATGTAGTTTCATTGACATATTTTATTCCCAAGTGAACAAACTGTCAAATGTTGTTTTGATATCAGTGCTTTCTGCAATCTTCCATTCTAGTACGCCCAACAAGTTTTCAACCTTTTGGTCCACAATGGTCGTTTCCATCAAGTCCTGGTCAAATGGCAAGTCCTTGAACCATTGCGGAATACGGCTTTCATCTGTGGGATAGCCAACGCTAGTGTAACCTAATGGATTGTCCTTTAGTTTACACACAATGGTCTTCATACCGTCCATGATTTGTGTGGAATAGTTGTCCCCGTGCATACGGCGCAGGTTATTCCAGTTCATGGCTGCTCGAACGTGTCCAGGCATGTTAGCACGACCTGTCTTGCTGTTTGCTTCATCGGCAGTATACTTGGTCAAGTTGTTGACACGTTTAGGTGTACCCTTTTCCCAAGCGGGACGATCCTTAAAGGCCAATTTGAATTCACGTACTTTGTCGATAACAACTTGACGCTCATCACCTGTGCCTGTTAACACGTCTAGTAGAATTTCACTTAAGAAGTCCTGTACAACTTTAGGAGTATCCGATCGCTTCAAGTCAAGACCCATGGCCTTTACTTTACCTGGCTTGCCGTCTGCATCTAGTCGCTTGCCTTCTAGATCATAGATCAGTACTGCATAGCGTTTCTTCTTGATAAACAGACCTTTGTATGCAACCAGTTCACGACCGCCTTTGATAATAGCGCCCATCTCACGGGGACAGTGACAAGCACGTTCCATAAACGCAGGGAAACTGTCGTTAACACTGTCTGCAATAGTATCATAGAGTTGAACGCAGATGTCTTTGTTCCACTCCATTGTGCCTGCTTCTACTTCCGCTTTGATCGCCGGCCACGCACTAAAGTATACCGAGTCCGTGTCGCCGTAGATAACGCTTTCACCAACGTGGTCATACTTGCCAGTAATTGCCTCGTTAACGGTTGCGTCCATGTGTTTGGCGATGATGCGGCCAGTGAGCGTTGTGCTCTGCCCAATGCGTTGATCGAAGAACCTACACCCTGGATTGAGAATAGCGCCGTAGAGCGAGTTGAGGTTAATCTTTTTAACGAGTTGCCTTTTGTCCCAGAATGCTGAGTCCTCAGGAGTCGTTGCGGTCTTCTTTTTTGCTTGGAGTTCTTTTCGTTCTGCATACCATCTTTCTAACAAGCCGGGAATAATACCCTTCATATCATATTTGAAGATTGTGCCGTTAGCACTGATAGTCCAAGGTTGGCTACCCTCAAACACAATCTTCCAAACGTCTGCGGCCTGCATAGTATCACTGCCGCCACCTTCCCAGTCAATGGTAATTTCTACGCCAGGTTGGCATTCCATTACTGCATTGTACTCTAGGGTACCAAACATGTTTTCCCAAGCATCTGCAAAACTAGACCCTGCGGCCATTTTGTCTGCAATATACTTGTCTGTCATTACTGTACGGAGTTGTCCAACGATTGTTTCCGGTCCCATGTTGAGGGCCCTAATAGCCGAGGGGTAGAGCGAGTTAATGTCAATTGCTCCGATGTAGTTGTGGACTCCCTTTTTGGGATAAGCAACATAGGCACCTGCGGCTTGCGTTTCTCCTTGATCATCACGACCCTTTCTGTTTGGAACGATCATACCACGTTGGTGTGCTTCATTAATGATAGCCTGCTCAGTTACAGCAACCGCACCCATTGTGGTTTGTAACAACACCGTGTTATCGTGAGCAAGTTCGTTAGCAAGATCTAGAAAGCGTAGTTTCTTATCTAGTTTTGCCAACAGCATGGTATCTTGTCTGTTATATTCAATGAACGTCGGAAAGTCTTTGTTGTAGAGTTGATCCAATGTGCCTTCATAGGCAGTCTTACGCTCATCTAGTTCGTATTCGCCAATGGCGTCCAAACTATAACTGTGTCGTTCTTCGTATGTGTACTTGCGGTATAGTTGCATATAGTCCAAATGCACACGACCCAACAAGTCGAAAGTTAATTGTTCTGCACCAAAGCGTTCGAACATACGTTGCTTGGGCAGTTGATTCCACAAGCATAAGCGTCTAGTGTCGTCTTTACTCAACACCTTAGTAATACGCATTGTGGTATAGGGGATATCGAAACCTTCACTGTTCCATCCGCTTAGGATGTCTGCATCTTGAATTAGATCCAAGAAGGTATTAAGCATGTCAGACTCACGCTCAAACAAATAACAGTTTTCAAATTGGTCGCAAATCTCTTGTGCCGATTCCCATGAATAAGTCTTTGGCGGCACAACCAGCGTGACTAGTTTATCCAGCCAATCCAGGTAGACTGAGAACGCAGTAATAGGATTGAAGGGATCTTCAGGTCGACTGTAACCACGTACTGGATCAAAGTCGACCTCAATGTCGAAAAATGCTGTTTGTAGTTTAGGCGAATTGGCGCCTAGGTAGTTAGTTTCGAGACAGCGGAAGATGGGATTGATATCACTTTCCCAAAGTCTTTTATCGCTGTTGATTCTAATTTCTTTTTGATACTCTTTACTGTTGCGGGTAGAAAATCTACTAACAGGTGTATCGTAAATGGTGCGGAACTTGCCGCGGGGGTCGTCGTAGTAAAAGATATAGTCTGCTGGGAAATCGCGATATACACGTTCTCCGTCCACACGTTCAACGACGTGAATTCTATCCTTCGCCCGATCAAAGATAGCGTCGACGTAACTCATTGGACCTCACCTCTGATCTTGGCTACATCTTCTTGGATGTGGTGTTTAATAACACATTCTCTGATGCAGCCATTTGGGTGAACGCAGTCTTCGCACTGCTCGCAAATTTCGATGGCGTCTTCATCCTCGAAATAACTTCGATTACTCATATATTCTCCTGTGTGTAATTTAGAGCTTACACAGACTCTACATGCCGTTTTGTGTCCGGCGAGACAAAGTATTTATTGTGCTAACATACGTGCCAACGCAATACTATCAATTGTTACTAATAGTAGATAGTTGGCCAGCATACCGAAACTCTTGCGAGACCACGCACTCCATCCAAATATGGCACATTGCAAAATAAACAATGGATACAAGATCAGGAATGGTGGATTGGGCACAGTAAGCATCATTGTAAAACTACAGGCAATGCTTAGTGCCCATGCTGTGATCTCAAGGAAGCAACGCACAGGATTACTGCGCCAATCTTCCCGGATCCAGTTTACAGTACTTTGATAAATTTCAATCAAAGTGTTTTGCCCACAGTTTCCAAGATGGTGTTTAGTTCATCGTGATCACGATTTGTTTCGCCCAATTTGGCTTTGTGTGCAATCTTAACTGCCTTCTTAAGAATAGAAGGTTTAATTTCAAGTTCCTCTGCGATGGCTTTAATGGTATCGTTGAGACCTTCGTTAAGTGTATCAACTTCATGCAATACCTGCATACCTTCGTTGATTAATTGTGTAAGTTTAATTTTAGCATCGCCGTTGAAACTGCGATTGTAACCGTTTCCGTTGTCCATGTGTTCTCCTAATGAATAAAACGTATTGTACTACTAGTTAGTTGAAAAATCAACCTGCTTTGGCAAAAGTGGCATATAAACTATAGCGTATGCGTCCACTTACAGGTGTTAACATTCCGTGTGGCAATCGTCTATCGCATAAGGTCAAGTAACCACTATTAGGTTCAAATGGGCAACTATGACGGCCTTTGGTAGTGTACCAGGTTGTGCCGATGTCATTGCCAGGACCATCTATATATAGTTGAATGTGTGCCGCGCTCACTTGATCGTCTTCGTGGAACGGAATCATAAACCCTGGATGGTCTTGCCATACACGCACTTGCCCAAACTTCAACGGAACTCCTGCAATCTGACTAATAGCAGGAGTGCAACTATCAAATGCGTTCCATAGTTCCTCTAGTATACCATCTAGTTGCCAAGTTAATTCAAATCGGTCTGTTGGGTGTGCAGGGCTAGGAGTGTATAAGTCTTGCGGACACGCCAGTACTGATTGTTTGATATATTCAAAGTCTTCTGAGTCAAACAATTTGCCAATGGTCCATATGCCATCATCTAGTGATGCTACATTTTGTATGTCTATTTTAAAGTGTCTCATGTTATTTTACTGTGATTTGTGCAGAGTAGAATGGCTCCATGCCCATGTTGCCTGCCAAGTGCCATTCACTGCGTGGTATCTTGATCCAATCACCGGCTCGCCAGTTTACTATAGGCGTATTGGCCATTTCAAAGTAGTGCCCCATCTTCCAATCTTCCAGCATTATTAGATATCTCCATGTGTCGCCTTCGCCGTGGTTCTTTTGCAAGAGGTAATGCTTGTCTGCATGATAAGGAACTGTTTGTCCCGGAGGTACTTGAATTACAGAAACTTCATGATGTACAAAATCCTGCGGCACTAGATCTGCAAGGTCATGTACCCATTGCGGACTTTCTTCAAACATTTGCCATATGCTACTGTTATGTTCAGTATAATACTTTTCTAATTCAGGTAACTGACGGTAGCACTGAAAATGGTCTTGCCAGTTTAGTCCAGCAAGATCCATGGTTACAGGCAAGTCAATATGTCCTTTAATCACAGTAGTTCTCTAGTGTGCCACGTCTGCGTAAATCTAGTGTAGCACAATGTATGCCACCGCTTAAGGTCATGGCATGACGGAAGCGAACAGGCACACAATCTATCTTGTGTTTTTCTAGTTCGCGCATTAGTGGAACTTGTGCATCATCACATATGATAGTGTTGGGATCGACACTAAGAATATTCATACCGATATAGGGACTGCATGGGGCAACATAGCCGTCAAGTTTAGAACCCTGCACTACACAATCTTCAAACCAGATCTTATCCCATTTCTTAAACATCTCGGGACAGTTATCGGGACTAACACGGCTGGAGTTTAATAACACTAGACCTGGACGTAGTGGAATAATAGTAG